CTCGTATGGTATGCGAGTTAAGCAGTCCGTTGTTGCGGTGCCTGCTGGCAGCGATCCCATCGAGCTCAGCAAGGAACAGGAGGAGCGCCTCGTCCGTCTGGGTGTGGCCGTCTACGTCACCGAGCAGGACGACGTGGTCGAGCAGCCCGGCGAGGGCTCTGACGAAACTCAGGACGACGAGATCGTCGACGAGTTCCCTGAGTACAACGAGGAGATGAAACTCTCCGAGCTGAAGGACATCGCGAAGGTGTACGGCATCGACGCGAGCTCCATGAGATCCAAGAAGGAAGTCATCGAGGCGATCGACGCAGCTCGCGACGAGCTGCCCGACGTCGACGCTGACGCTCTCGTGGAGTGAACACCTTCAAGGAAATGATGGCGGCCGATCGTGGCATTTTCCTGAACCTCGACGAGTTCGGTGACGAGCATGTCATCGAAGGCCAGACCATCACCGCAGTGCTGGACGAGGAGACCTTCGCAGAGTCCAAGAAGGGCGAGGACATCGGCCTCGCTGCCTTCGACTTCGTGCTTTTTGCGCGAGTGGAGGATCTCCCGGAGCAGCGTGCGTCCGGTGAGAGCCTGAACGTCAACGGAAAAGAGTGCACCATCGTCTCGTGGCGAACGGACGGCGGCATGGCCTCGATCTACCTGAGCCACCAGATGGCAGGATAAGGAGGCAAGAACATGACGATCGCACAGTGCATTGAAAAGGTGACGGACTGGCTCAACGAGTCGGTCTGCCCGAAGATTAAGCTCAAACTCCCGGACGACAACCAGAACGGCAAAGAGTACAAAGTGAAGGCCGTCAACCCGACGGCCTTCGCCATGTATCAACCGGGCAAGGATAAGCTCCCGCCCGGAGTGATCGCGCCGTTCCCGTCCGTGGTCGTGCAGCTGCTCGAAGGCAGCGACAACATGACCGCGAGCAACGGACGGATGAAGCTCCAGCTCAGCTTCACCGCATGGAACCCCGGCAACCACGCCGGAGAGCTGACACGAGCAACCCAGACGACAACGGCATCAGGATCCGAGGATCTGGACGTTCAGATCGGTGGCGTCGCCTCCGAGCAGACCTTCACGCGAGACGCTGAAGGCTGGAAGGACGTCTGGAACTTCGTGGATCGTGCGCTCCGAGAAATCGAGAACGCCGAGTACCTGAACGGCCTCAGAGTCGTGAAGGAGCTCCCCATCACCTACGGGCAATTCCAGCAGGAGGGCCAGATCTCTGACCTCTATCCCTACTGGGGCGCGTGGGCGATCTTCACTATTGAGAGAGGGCTCGCCAGAACCGGCGCGTCCTACTCAGAATTTTTATAAGGAGGCAACACCATGGCAGAATACAAGTACGGCGTTTACGGCGTGATCGGCAACGACATCGCCCAGAACGCCTCGCAGGCGGGCATGGCGCCGGTCTACTTCGGCACCGCACCCGTCAATCTTCTGTCTGATCCCGCCGGCACGGTCAACGTCCCGGTGAAGATCAGCAACCTGAGCGACGCCCAGAAGAAGCTCGGCCACTTCTCTGACTCCGCAAAGTGGGGCAAGTACACCCTCTGCGAAGCCGTCGCCGCTCATTTTGCCAACAAGAACGGCAACGTCGGCCCGATCTACGTGATCAACGTGCTGGATCCTGCGACTCACAAAAAGAGCAGCAAGACCACCAAGAGCCTGACCTTCGCCAACAAGAAGGCAACCATCGAGGCCGATGACATCATCATCAGCTCCTTCGCGATCGACGACAAGGTGCTCGGCACTGACTACTCGATCGACTACGACTTCGGCACCGGCGTCCTGACTGTCACCGACAAGGGCGAGGAAGCGATGACCACGGTCAGCGCATCCTACGACACGGTCGACACTGGCGCCGTAAATGCGGCCACCGTGATCGGCGGCACCGAGGAGGACGGATCCGTCAGCGGCATCGCTGCCGTGAAGCTGGTATATCAGACCTGCAACACGATCCCCACCTACCTCGCAGCGCCCGGCTGGTCTGACACGAAGGCAGTCTATGACGCACTCGTGGCAGCTTCTCAGAACATCAACGGCCACTGGTGCGCGTTCGTTTACGCCGACATCCCCGTCGACGCGAACAAGACCATCGCCGCAGCGAAAGCATGGAAGGCAGCCAACGGCTACACCTCCGGCTTCTCCAAGGTGTTCTGGCCTATGGTCAAGGATGGCAGCACTGTCTACCACCTCGCCACCCTCGCGCTGGTCGAAAAGATCCGCTGCGATCTGGCGAACGGCGACGTGCCCTTCGAGACTGAAGGCAACAAGGCGATCCCCGTCACCGGCCTCTACTTCGGCGAGGGCGTGAACGCGAACGGCTTCGACAAGTCTGACGCGAACGAGCTCACCGCGGCCGGCATCTCCACCGCGATCTACTGGGAAAGCAACTGGAGAATGTGGGGCGACCACACTGCTGCCTACACCTACGGCGGCAGCCACAAAGCTCGCGAGATCTTCGACGTGAACATGCTCATGCTGTTCTACATCGCGAACTCCTTCCAGAAGGAGTGGGGCACCACCATCGACAAGCCGATGACTCTGGCGCTCCGCGACACGATCCTGAACCGCGAGCAGGAAAAGCTCGACGTCCTCGTGGCGAAGGGTGCCCTGATCGGCTCTCCTTCCGTCGAGTTCCTCGAAACCAACAACGCGACGACCGACATGATGAACGGCGACTTCAGGTGGGACATCTCCGCGACCATCACGCCGCCCCTCAAATCTGCGACCGGCGTCGTGTGCTACACTGACGCAGGCTTCTCTGCTTATTTTGGAGGTGACGACTAATGGCATGGCAGGATATGAAAAACGCAGTGCTGGCTGACACTTGCTACTGCGACAACCAACTGGCAGCGAAGGACGTCTCCGTGAGCCTTCCCGCCGTCAACTTCCTCACCACTGAAGTGAAGGCCATGGGCTCCATGGACGTCGTCCTCGCCGGCCTCATCGAGGCTATGGAGGCAGCGATCACCAAGGTCGGCATCGACGTCGGCCTCGGCCGTATGCTGACGCCCACCAAGCACAACTACGAGTTCCGCTGGGCTCAGAACGTGCTGAAGGCGGACGGAACCACCGAGCCCGAAGGCTGCAAGGCCTTCATCACCGGCGTGCCGAAGGGCGTGCCCGCGACCGGTCTGGAGATCGGCAGCAACATCGAGAGCGAGATCTCGATCGGCTGCACTCGCTACCAGCTGTTCTGTGCTGGCAAGGAGATCCTCTGCATCGACCGACTGAGTCAGATCTGCCGCATCAACGGCGTCGACTATTACAGCAAGATCGCGTCTCTGCTTTAATCAAAAGCCCCCGGAGCTGGAGAGCTTCCGGGGGCCTATTCGTGAAAGGAGTGCACCACAATGGAAAGCATCAAACTCAAAAACCCCATCCAGATCAACGGCAAGCAGGTCACAGAGCTGACCTACGACGTGAACGAGATCACGCCTGCGGGCTTCGCGGAGGCAGAATCCCGCAAGACCAGAGCCAACGGCTCCACGGGCGCCCCGTCCTCTGCTGCTGTCGAGCTGGACTACTCGCTGCACCTCTATCTCGGCTTCGCTGCGATCCTCGCCGTGAACCCTGAGTATGACTTCAACGATCTGGAGCGCATCAAGGGCCCCGACGTCATGGAAGTCATGAAGGCCGGCCGAAATTTTATAATCGCCTCGGCGGGAAAGTCAACGGACGACGCATCCGAAAATGCCTCCGAGACTACGCCAGAGTCTACCACACCGGAACAACCGAGCTCGAAAGCAAAAGGCTGATCGAGTTCATGACCGACTACGCCGAAGCGGCGGAGGATCTCGCAAAAGAGGCCGAACGCCGCCAGAGGAGTATGCCCGGAAAAGTGGGAAACGCAAGGCGAGGGAGGTGATCGGGCGTGAATAACAAAGTATTGCAGGCGATCGTCGAGATCGCCGGTAACGTCAGCCCAACACTCCAGAAGGCAGTCGGCGAGACCTGCGAAAAGCTCGACAAGGTAAACCTGAAGGCCGTGGCCGTCGCAGGAGCGGCAGCCGCGGGCGCCGTGGCAGTCGGAAAGGCAGCCATCGAGGCCGGCAAGTATCTGGTCGACCTCGGCAGCCAGTTCGACGAAGCGACCGACTCCATCAGGATCGGAACCGGAGCAACCGGCGAAGCGCTCGACGCTCTGATGGCCGACTTCGATGCTGTTTACAGCTCGGTGCCGACCACCATGGAGGACGCGAGCAAAGCGATCGCGGACTATAACACCCGGCTGGGCCTGACCGGCGAGGAGCTGCAGGGCGTCTCAACGCAGGCGATCCAAGTGGCCGACATGCTGGGCGAGGATCTCGGCGGTGTTATCGAGTCGAGCTCCAAGGCCTTCCAACAGTGGAACATAGACGCCGACGACATGGGCGACGCCATGGACTACGTGTTCAAGGCCAGCCAGTCGACCGGCGTCGGCTTCTCGGAACTCATGGACACAGTCCAGAGCTTCGGGCCGCAGCTTCAGGAGATGGGCTATTCCTTCGAGGAAGCCACTGCCCTGATCGGCCAACTTGAAAAGGCCGGCGTCAATACCGAGGAAGTCCTCGGAGCGATGAAGAAAAGCACCGCGGCCCTCGCGAAGGAAGGCATCGGTGCAGCTGAAGGTCTCGACATGTACGCCGAGGCCATCATCAACGCGAAGGACATGACTCAGGCGACAGCGATCGCCACCGAAGTGTTCGGAACCAGAGCAGCCTCCACCATGGCGGCCGCGCTCAGGGACGGCTCGATCTCGGTGGATCAGCTGACAGAGTCCCTTCTGGAAAACGAGGAAACGATCAGCGGATGCGCTGCTGACACCTACGACTTCGCGGAGCAGCTCCAGCTGTTCAAGCAGAAGGCTCAGGTGGCGCTGGAACCGCTGGCCGCGACAATGTTCAACTCTCTGAACGAGCTCATGCCGATCGTCGGCGAGCTCATGGAGAGCCTGATCCCGGTCATCCAAGACCTGACCAAAACCCTCACGCCGCTGATCAAGAACACAGTGGCA